GTTTGTCAGATATAATTCGTACAACTAGTTTTGATCAAGATATAGCTTCTAAAGACGTTATAAATGGATTTTTAAATGTTAAATTATCTGGTGTTAGATATGAATATTCACAACCAGAAAATTATAAATCTTTGTCTACCACAATAAAACCTTATGGTCAATCTTCTAATGTCAAATTTGTTTTCACCAATAAAGATGATGTTAGATTGCAAGGTGCCATGACAAAAAAAATTTCTAATTCTAAATATCTTATTTCTGCTTCGGATAATAAAAATGCTAATCCCACATATTCCATAATTAAAAAATCTTTTGAAAGTATGGATATCGCAGGTCAAACAATTTCAGTTAAGGAAGATATATTAGAACATATAGACCAATTATCATTTTCTAATTTGGTCTATAAAACTTTTCCAACTTGTAATTTTGTGTGTCATACTACTAATAAAATTGGCATACCTCATCAAGTTTCATCTTTTATGGGCGTAAATGGTTATTTTGATAATGTTTGTTATGATATCATTGAAGATTATAAATTACCAGAGTTTCAGTCGCGTTTAATTTTTGATATTAATCCTGTTTGTGTCAACACCACTTTAATACAAAGTACGATAAATAAGTTGTTTATTGACACTTCTTACATCGATAGAAGTTTTGAAATTTATCAAATGAATTATGGTGATTTTGAAATTCCTATTACTGATTTTAAATATAGTAGGTCAGCTTTGTTATTACCTAGTAAGTATTCTTATGTTACACCTTTGTTAAAAACTCCAATTCCTTATAAAAGATCTCATACTTATAGAGAAGCATTGTTGGGTTTATATAAACGAAATATGGCTGTACCATTACATGATTATAATGTCGATATTGATTCATTAACGAATAAAATGGTTGATAGATTTGTAAGTCAATGTATTGATGCTAATAAATTGTTGTGTTTAGATTATCCCATCAATGTAAGTTCTAATGGTATTTCAGATTGGTTAATTGACCAAAAACCAGAAGTTAAAAACATGATTATACCAGATATGGCTTTACATAATAAGAATTTGGCTCAATATTCTTTTAGTTTGAAGAGTAGTGCTAAACCATTGTTAACTTATGACAGTGTTCAGTCTTACCAGGCATTGCAAACTATTGTTCACCATCCTAAAAATGTTAATGCATTATTTTGTGATATATTTCGGCAAATGAAGAAGAAGTTACTTGCTGTTTTGAATGATAATTCCAAGATTTTTACTGATATGTCTTTAAAAGATTTTTCATCTAAAATTAATTCTACCAACATCGCTAGTGATTTGGATGGTGAAAAATTAGAGATTGACATAAGTAAATATGATAAATCACAAAATATACTTGCGTTAGAATTTGAATGTAAAATAATGCGTTTGTTCGGTGTCCCAGAATGGATAATCAGTCTGTGGTTTAATTCTCATATATTAACAACTATATATGACAAAAGCACCCATATGTCAGCATTTATTTATTTTCAACGTAAAAGTGGTGATGCAAGCACATTTTTTGGTAATACTATTTTTCTTATGGGCGTAGTTTCTACTATAATTGATATTAAGAATAATAAATTGAATATATTTGCTGGCGATGATTCATTATTGTGCGGCAAGGGCATGAATAATATAGCTAAGGAAAATTTATTCATGCAATATTTCAATTTAGAAGTTAAGTTATATTATTATAAATATTCTTATTTTTGCTCTAAATTTGTTTTAAATGTTAATGATGAAATTGTTATTGTCCCTGATCCAATAAAATTTATGACTAAATTAGGTAGACATGATTTGATTAATGAGTTTCATGTTGAGGAATATAGAATATCTTGTTCCGATTTGATGCAGCAGTATAAATCATTTGCTGTGTGCAAGGCAGTATCTGAGGCAGTTGAAGAACGTTATAAATTATATGATACTTTAACATCGATTTCCA